CCATGCCACCTGAGCGCACACCGTTAAAGGTAATACCACCACCTTCAAATGAGGCTAGTGTCTGACCTGCGATAGCGCCAGCTGATGCGTAACCCATAGCCTTAATCATACCTGCGTATGCTGGCATCTGTGGGTATAGCGCTAGAGCTTTAGCAGAAGCTTCCTCTGCACTTATAATTGCGTTACCGATAGCCATAGCTTGGTTAGCTACAAAAGCAGCCTTACCTAGTGCGGTAGAGTCATCGAAGAATGAGCTTAACTGGTTGAGCTGAGTACTCATCATGCCCATCATCTCTGCTTGTCTTGAGCGCTCTGCACTGGCTAGTGCATTATCAGCTTCGGTTTGTATTTTATTACGTAAGTCATAGTACTGCTGGTCTTGCTCGCCACGTATAGCATACATTTCTTCAAGTATTTTAAGCTTGTTTGTCTCGCTATCTATGATTAATTGCTCTTCCGTCTTAAAGCCTTCTTGCATGGCTGTAAAGTCGTTAACAGTACTCTTAATATCGGCTGATTGTATTTTAACATTTTCAGTAGCTCTAACTTTATTAGCGTATTCATCTATTTGAGCCATCAGACCGTCAAAAAGGGTTTTATCTCCTTTTGCAGCGTGAGCAGCTTGAATCCTTAATATTTCAACTCTGCTTTTACCGTACTGCTCATTCATCGTTTTAAGCTTTTGTTCCATTTTCTCAGCATCAGTTAACTGAGTTTTGGTAACTTTAGTTGATTCATCTTTTGTATTTAATAGTGCATTTAACGCTTTCTGCTCTTTAAATAAAGTATCAATCTCAATTAGCTTCTGAGCCATCAGCTTAGGATTATTTTGAAGTTCTGTATCCCTAGCTACGTTGTAAAGCGCTTGGGCGTGTGCTGCTTCTATCTGCGCGTCAATCTGAAATTGCAATAAGCTATTCTGCTTACGCATTGAATCGATGGCTTCATCGGTTTGCGTTTTACCTAATACACCACCAGCGCGTAGGATTTCAAGCTCTGATTCTAGTTCTTTTACTTTGTTTTTCTGAGTTTCAAGCACACCGTTCTGTGTTTCTAGTACGTATGTAGCGTCTTGCACTCCAGAGCCAAGTAAGGCGACCGCACTAGATAAAAGTGATGATGCTATGCCTGAAGCGCCCATTCCAGATTGTTGCATAGATAGTGCAGCACTGAAATTTCTAATCGAGCCTTCTGCACTAGTGGCTGTTTCAGGTATCTTTTCTAGCTCTTTTCTAGCCTGTCTTAGCTGTCTTTGTGTGTCAGCTACTGCTACTTCACGCATTGCCTCGGATAGCACACCAGCTTCTCTTGCTGTGTTACCTATCTCTTTTCTCATGTCACTAAGGGCTTTCTCAGCTTCTACAGACGCTCTGTTTAATGATGTGTAAATAGCTGCGCCAACAGCGCCAAATGCACCGATTACTGCACCTTGCGGTCCGAATAATGATGCTATCTGAGAACCTTGCTGACCAAGGACAATGGCTGCGTGCGTTCCGCCTTGAAACTGTACCGCCATATCTTGAATTTGGTGACCGACCTGACCTGCACCACCACGTATAAATCTGAACTGATTCTTCAGCGCATTACCACTCTTAGTCATGTTATTCATGGCTTGAGTGCCTTTATTTATGCGTGTTGCAGTCTTATTTACCTCTGAAGATACTTTATTCATTGCTGCAGACACTTGGTCTTGCCCAGTAGCTCCAAAGGTAATGAGTGCGTCGGTCTTAGACATTATTTAGCCTTTTCCATCTTTTCTTGCTTGATACGCAAATAAGTAAACCAATGGTTATACTCATCCATGGTCATCTCAAGCACAGTTGAAAGTGGTTGACCAAGATGCTCTGCCAGTTGGTACATGAAGTACAGCTCGGTGAGTTTACCTTGGTCATCTGTTAGTTTTTTTCCCTATCCTCTTCGGTAGGGGCGGTCACTTCTAACACGAAGTTAGCAAGACGACCAACGATCTCAGGATCGACATTTCTGCGAAGTTTTACCTTATCGCCAATATCGAAAACCGAATCACCCTTATCATCGACTAAGCCGAAGATTAAGGCGTACACCATGTAGTCAGTATTATCACCGTCAGCTCTAGTAATCCACTTAGACTTATCCTCTAATGATAGAGGTTTAGCGTATAAAGTGACTTCCCATTCAGGAACATAGATTTCACGGACGGTTTTACTGCTAAAATGTGATACCGCTGCTTCAATAAGTTTCATAATTTACCTTATGCTACTGATTCTTCAGTTAACGCACCGTTACCAGTTGCAGAGAATGATGCTTCGATTAATCCATCGAAAGATGCACTCTTTGATACTGAGGTAATGATTGCAGAACCAGACCAGTATTTATTACCAGAAGTATTACCTTCAGGGTAAAGGTTTAATGTTATTTCAGCTCCAACAGTAAGAGTTCCCTGACCAGTTGAGTCAGTTTCGTCCCAGTAAGCGTTGAATGATGAAGTCCAAGATTTTTGTGTAGGTTTGTTTGATACCCAAGTATCACCCATAACAGTATCCGCAACTACTTCACTGGTTTCCTCGAGTGACCAGTCACGAACTTCTGCTACGGCATTTGAACCTGAGTATACTGCGCCTGAACGACCAGTGTATGTAGCCATGATATTTCCTCTATGGTTTAAGTTGTTGGTGAGCCTTCGGTAGTATGGTACTTAACTATTACGTCAAGCTGACCTACACCAACTGGCATTTCACCGTCGCCATTGTAATCTGAATCAAAGTTGTCAATCATAGTGTCAATGGCGTTACCACCGCGAGTGACATCAACTGCCAAAGCAGATTCAATCTCTGCCATGATAGTATCCATTTTATCATCAAAGCCAGTATTAGTCTTTACATATACTTCGACTTTGAAGACACAATTTCTTTCTTGTGAGCGTGGTGACCCCATTGCTAGGTACTGCACCGTCTCATTTTCATTGTAAATAATAATGCCTTGTGTAAGGCTTTTGGAAACAGGATATACTCTCGTAACAAATACATTGCTACCAGTGGTAGTTAAACCAGTCAACGTGGTCTTTATATTCTCACGGATTGCTTGACGTTTATGCATCTTGTTTCTCTAGTTGTAGTTCTGTAATACCTTGACCATCTGGCATGATTACTCTTACGTAATATGTATTGCCCTCGATGACCAGTGTATCAGTCTCTACTGCATTTGGCACATCAGATGTTCTGCAATAGAATCGTGGCTGCTCCATAGCAAAAGCCACATTGCCACCTGCATCTACCGCCTCGAATTGCTTATCGAAAATACCAGTGATATTGGTGGTAGTGCCATTGTTAGTATAAGCAACCTCTATACCGAAGTCGCTCAACATGACTAATCTATCTGCAGCAGTCTCAACAGCCATTTACTTAGCCTTTTTAGCTCGTTTCTTACGAGTTTCGACAGGTTTTTCTTCTCTGTCTTCTACAACAACAGGTTTAACTTCTACTTCGCCTGTGTGCTGTTCAATTCGACCTAAACGACCTAGCGCGTCAGCAACTTCAGTCTCTAGCTCTACAATTTCGCCTACTTTAAGTTTACGACCTAAAGCAATACATTCTGATAATACAATATATTTCATAACAATCTCCTAGAAGGAAGTGGGTGAGCCGAAGCCCACCCCAATCAATTACACACCGTCATTCGATACACAGAAGCTCTGTGCATGGCGAACCGCAGTATCTACTGACTGTAAAGCTACAACACGTACTGAACCAGTAGTGCTTAAGCTATATGGATCTACTGTTAAGTCTAATGTGCCGAACATACCGATTAATAAATCAGAGAAGTCGCCTAAGTAGACATTTCCAGCTGTACCTTGGTTACTTACTACAGTGCGGTAACCGTTCATAGAACGACCGTCTGTAACGAACTGTGCAGTACCAGAAGCTTTCTCAGTGGTTTTTAACGCACCGTTGATAGCAGATGGTAAGATGTACGCTAAACCTTCAGAGTTAACGTTGTCGTTACGTAGTGCAGTTTCCATCGCAACAATCTCAGCGAAAGTTGGGTTAGCAGCAGCAAAAGTAGTAGTGTTAACACCAGTAGTGTTAAGAATACCAGTAGGCTGACCAGAAGTACCAGTGCCTTCCAAAGCAGCTTTATCGATTGCTAGACCCATAGCTTTAACTAAGTCATCACGGATTAAGTTCTCTACGTCTAAAGAGCTTTGGATTAATAACTGACGAGTTACATCAGTGAAAGCACCAAGAGTCTTAGGCGTCATAGAGATGTTGCCAACAGTCATTTCTGACTCGCTCGCAGCACCACCTTCAGAAGCAATCCAAGCAGCAGATGCAGCAGTTAGCTTCTTAGGAATCTTAACGTCACCAGATAGACCAGATAACATTGTTGCACCAGCTTGCATAACACTTGAAGCGTTACGTAGTACGTCAATGAAATCACCGCCACGGTAATCATCGCCAAACAAATCTGATTCGTCAGCAGAGTTAAGGTCACGACCCCAAGTCTTAAGAACGTCAGCTGGCATCATGATACCTTGAGCGTTAGCACCGTACTGTTGAGCAGCAGCGCGTGAACACTCAAACTCGAAAGCAGCTTCATGCTGTGCGCGAGCGTCATGTGGGTTAGCTAAAGCACGGATAGCTTTGATTAGAGAGAAGCGTTTAACTTCTTCTTTGTCCATACCGATTTCTTTATTTTCTAAAGCAGCAGTAGAACCGATTTTCTCCAATACGTCACCACGGAAAGACTCGATAGAGATTCCTTTAGCGATAGCTTCACGAGCCATGTCGCCTAAGTTGTGACGTGCGCCTAGTTCTGCGATTTCCGCAGCGTTACGTTGTGCAGCTTTGCGAGCTTCCGCTTCAATCGCTGCAATATCTACTGTATCAGACATAATTGTCTCCTTAATTTGTTCAGTAGGTTTTTCTTCAGGGTTGATTGAAGTTTCACTTGAGCGACCAACGCCAACGGTGACATCCGCAGGTATTGAAACCAAGCTTGCTTCTACAGGTCGCCAACGCTTCGCAATGTAAGTGTCTTTGTCCTTCTTTTCTAACTTGCTGATTGAATATCCTACGCTAATATTAGCACGGATACCATCAACTACATCGTCAAATGCTTCACGAGCAAGTCCGTTCTTACCGAATCGCACTTTAGCACGAAGACGTTTCGTACTTTCGTCAAGCTCAACAGATTCTACCACCCCAATTTGCTTCTCTGGGTCATGGTCTAATAGTAATGGAGCGCGTCCACTACCTAAGAAATCCAAGTCAATAGCGTCTTTACTATGCTCTAGTACTTCATAGCCAAATGAGCGCATTACTGGCTCTTCTGTGCTAACGGCAATCATAGCAGTACGCTTATCTTCGTCGATAGGCTTATAACCTATCTCCATTGAGCGATGCTCTACTTTACCAAGTGAGCGCTCTTCGTCAAAGTTTAGCTCTTCAGGCTCTTCAGCCTCTTCTGCTAACTCCTCGATATCAATCTCTTCAGATTCTATCTCTTCAACGATTTCAGAGACATCTTTTTCCTCTTCCATCATTCTTTCCTCTTCGTTATTAATA